CTATGCCTTTTCTATGGCCATTAAACTTCTTTCTTCCATAGTTTGCCTTAGCTGAGTTCTCACTCAAACTTATCCATTGGCAATTATTAGGTTCATAGTCTCCATCACTATTTATTCTATCTATACTTATTCCTTTCGTTTCTTCATTATAACCATGTGCGTATGACCATTCCTTGAAACTATCATAGTTATTGAGCCATTCATCACACATTTTTATATTGTTTCCGCCATATAGATAGTATTTTTTGTTGTTTTTATTATAACAACGTTGTTTTATTCCGTGATATAAGTGATACAATCTTTCATTTCTTCGTGATATTATGTATTACCTTTATTTTGTTTTGGACTTAGCACGGTATTGCCATATCCCAATGGGACTTAGGTTCTCTTACCACCTTAGCCTTTCGACTTAGTTGACCGTATTAGCATGGTTTTACTTGGACAAATCGTTTATCCAAACATGTAGGAGCTTGCATCTTCAATAACTTTTAAGAAAGCCTTGGCTTCTTCTTCAGCAACTTCTCTTGGTTTTTTTGAGTTTTTACAATACCCTTCAAGAATACTCGGCATAGCCTTTTCAAGCCTATCAATATCTTTT